GCGGGCGGGGCCGGGAAACCGATGAAGAGTTCCGGGACCGCTATTATCAGTCCGTGGACTATGCGGGCGGCGTCAACGCGGACGCCATCGCCGGTGAAATCATGCAGAACGTGGACGCGGTTTACTCCGCGATCTGCTACGAGAACGACACCGACGAAACCGACGCCCTGGGCCTCCCCCCGCACAGCATTGAGGCCATCGTCTACGGCGGCCTGGACCAAGATGTAGCATCCGCAATCTACCGGCGCAAGGCTGGAGGAATCCAGACCTACGGCACAACCACCATCGCGGTCATAGCTGCCAGCGGCCAGAGCATCAACATCAACTTTTCCAGGCCGACGGCCGTTCCAGTATACGTAAAGGTCACAAACCTGGAGACGGGAAGCGACTTCCCGCTGAATGGCGCGGACCTTGTGAAGGCGGCGATCATCGACTACATCGGCGGCGCCGCCTATGGCGGCCTCCCGATCGGCCGGGACGTCGTTTACATGGATTTGCCCGGGGTGATTAAGACCGTGACCGGAGTTATTGACTTCGATCTGGAGATCGGAGAGAGTGCCAGCAGCTACGGCACCGATAACATCACGATTGACACCCGGGAGAAGGCAGTCACGGACGAAGGGAAGGTGACCGTGGAATGAGCTACGGCTATTTATCCCAGATGCTCGAATACCTGACCGGTGCCTACAACCGCAGCGACATCCGCAACGACAAGCACAGCCTCCCTATGGAGACCAACATCGGAAAGCTGTTCGGGACCTTCGCCTGGGGGCTGGAGCTTATCCATGAACACTCCGACCGGATGCTGCTCTGGGATGATATTGACAACGCCCAGGGGGCCGTCCTGGACCGATACGGGGCAAACTTCGGCGTTTCCAGAGGCGGGGCAAACGACGCCTTCTACCGCCTTCTCATCAAGGTAAAAATGATCTCCATGCTCTCCGGCGGAGACATCGACACGATCATCAAGGCGGCCGCCAACCTGTTCAATGTTCAGGCTTCGGACATCGAGGTGCGGGAACTGTTCCCGGCGAAAATATGGCTCTATGTTGACGAAGACATCCTGGACGCCGAACGCCTTGAAGCGTCCGACCTTATCGCGGAGCTGATGAAGCGCATTGTCTCCGCTGGTGTCGGTACACGCATTTTCCTTCGTACCTACCATAACGCCAGGACGGCCAGCTTCCTTGCGGTTGCAGCCCTTGAGAGTGCCACGGTTACGGCCCGCGTCCGAGTCTCCAGAAACTTCAAGGGGACCGTAAGGAGCAAGCTGTCTATGCCCGTATGGGAAGATACGATCATCACAGCAAAGACAAGGAGGTAAGTACAATGCCCAATGATTTTGAGCTCGACCCTATCCTGGAGACGGAGCCCGACAACGACGGCGCTGTCCCCCTTACCAGCGGGTATGAAGTGCTGGGCCGCATTTTGGCACAGCATGGCCCCGTGAAGTACACCAAGGCCCTTCTTGATAGCGGAGACATCCCGGAGGGCACCGTCATCGACAACCTCACCGGCCCCATCCAGGAGGCGGGTGAGGGCATGATCGCCAAGGTGGAAAACACCGGAACCGGAGAGGCGACCGTAACCGTTCAGGCCAGCAGCATCGGCGTTTCCGTCGGCTTCCCCCTCAAGGGCGTTGTCCTGTATGTGGAAGACCCGGACACCGGCGCGGACGTCGCCTACACCTATCTCGACCTGCACGAGCATCCCGCCTGGATTCGTGCAGAGGGTGGCGCTACCAACTCTCTGCTGACCTTTGAAATCCAGAGCATCATCTCCAGCGCCAGCAGCGTTCAGGCGGTCATCAACCCCAACGCCCTGGCCCGCATCGTCGATCTGGAGAACTATGCCCTGATCGGACATAGCCACCAGATCAGCGACATCATCGGGCTCCGCACGGAGCTGGACGATCACCAGGCCAGCCTTGACCTTCTGAATGACCTGGTTTCCGGCGATATGCCCGGCGGCATCAATAAGACTGCCGACTTCTATACCCTGGCCGGAATCACCATCCGGGACGGCATCTGGAACCAGACCGCCCGGACGATCTCCGCATGAGCTACGGGGTCCTGTGCAGCCAGGAGGAAGCAAGCTGCTTGATACCGAACCTAATCACGGAGTTAAAGCTCCCGTGCCCCTGTGAGGGGCGCGAGGGGCTTTTTCTCTGTGGTTTGGGATATAACGGCCAGACCGTCACTGTACGGGTGTTCCCCGGCCTCATAGAGGTCGATGGCGTCCCGCCGGAGGAGGTCGAGGCGATCAGAGAAAGGAGGTGCCTATGGCAAATAGGCAGGGCGAGCTCACCATCATCACCAAAGCAAAAGACCTGGTAAATCATACCCTCAAGCTGACGAACAATGCGAACCTGTTTCCGAAAAAGGTGCGCTTCACGCTCTGCCAGCGTATGCAAAATATCACCCTTCAAATTCTCCATGACATCATAGCCGCGAACGAAATCTACCCACAGACCGCGGCTGAATGGAAGCGGCGGCTCGACCTTCAAAGGGAGGTATTGACCGGCTGCAAGATGTTCCTGACGTTTCTGGACATAGCCCTTGAGCAGGGATATGTGGACATCCGGCGGTGTGAGTATTGGACGGGCCTCACCACCGACGTAAAGAACCTTGCCGCGTCGTGGCGCAAAAAGGACGCCGAGCGCTTCCGGCAGCAAGTTCAGACCGGCGGCGCACGGCGATGATTTGAGAGGCCACGGGTGCGTCCTGTACGTGCATCCCCCTGGGTGTGCCTTGTCCGCTCCCCGTATTCGTCGAACGCGAACAACGTGCGCTACGTGAACTCGGACGGGAGCCTCAACAACAACAACGCGTACAACGGCAACAGGGGTGTGCGCCCGGCTTCGGTGGAATACCGTGACCGAGTAACCCGAAAGGGAGAAAGCAGAAGCCCACCATCAAAGGAGGACGTATCCGGTCCCGGCCTGACAGGGCGGGGATAAACACATAGCGCCGACGCGCTGAGGCTCGCCCATTGGAGCTTCGGCGCTACCAGCGGCGCAAGGAGCCTATTATGGAACAGAATTTTGAAGTCGTTTATGACTTCGCTAATCTCTATGCGGCGTATCGGGCGACCAGAAAAGGTAAGCGATGGAAAGACGCCGTTGCCAAAGTGGAGCTGAACACTCTGGAGGCGATCACCGTCCTGCAAGCTGAGCTGCGGGACGGTCTCTACAAGCCCGGAAATTACCATGAGTTCTACGTCTTTGAGCCAAAGCGACGTCTCATCCAGACGAACAGCGTCAAGGACAAAATCGTGCAACACGCCTTTTGTGACAACATCCTTTACCCCGTCCTGAGCCGCCCCTTTATCCTGGATAACTACGGGAGCCAAGTCGGAAAGGGGACCCACTTCGGCCTCGACCGCCTCCGTGACTTCATGCGGGAGTATTACCGGAAGCACGGGAGCGCCGACGGCTGGGTCCTGAAAGCGGATGTCCGGCACTACTTCGCCAGCATCCGGCACGACATTCTCAAGCGAGATGTCAATAAGCTGCTCACGGACCCACGGAGCCGGGCCTTGTCCGACGCTATCATAGATAGCACCCCTGATAATGTCGGCATCCCCATAGGAAATCAATCGTCCCAGGTGTACGCCCTATTGTATCTGAATGAACTCGACCACTACGTCAAAGAAGTCCTCCGAATGCGGTACTATGGCCGCTACATGGATGATTTTTATATCATCTGCGAGAGTAAGGAGGCGCTTCGTGAAGCGTGGAGGAAAGTCGAGCAGCTCTTGACCCCGAGGGGCCTTGAGCTAAACCAGAAGACACAGATCTTCCCCTTGCGGAACGGCCTGGACTTTTTGGGCTTCCACACATACCTGACCGACACCGGAAAGGTAATACGGAAAGTTAGGCGTTCCAGTAAAGACCGTATGAGGCGCAAGCTGCGGAAATACGCGGTGATGTATGAAAACGGCGCTATGACCCGGAAGCAGATTGAAGAGAGCTACCAGAGCTGGAGGTCTCACGCTTCCCACGGCCAATGCCGGGAACTCATCACCAAGTACGACGCGGTTTGCGCCTCCATCTTTGAAAGGAGTGTAAAGTCAAACCATGCCGCAGAAAATCAGCGCCCTACCCGTAAAGGCGAAAGTGCGGGACACAAAGACTAAGTATTACGGCGTCCCCATCGGCTGGGTCATCGGTGACAAGAACCATTCCGGCTATCCCGCCAATAGCACAACCCTTGTGGCCGAGAGCATCATCAAAATCTGCTGCTTCGACGCTATGGAGAGCGGCGGAAACTCGGACCGACAGAACTACGGAAACAACCGCATGGTCCTGGCGAACATCCGCCAGTGGCTCAACAAGAGCGGCACTGGATGGTATCAGGCGCAGCACAGCTACGACCGTCCGCCCTCCAATGCCTACGTATGGAGCAACTACAATGAGTACGACGGCGAGGCGGGCTTCCTCACCGGCTTCGGCCCGGAGATGCTGGCAGCCCTG